TGTATTCTCCAAGTTGTGTAGTGTCGATAGCGTTATCAATAAAATGTTGAATAACATTATCGAGCATCGTTATTAAATCATCTATAAACTGTTCGTTCTTTGACCACTTGTCAAAGTATTGTAAATTAACAGAAGATAAACAACACACTGCTGTTCTCTCTTCATTCGTTGGTAAAGTTATCTCAGAACATAAATTACTTTGTTTGATTTCTAGTCCTAAGTCTTTTTGTTTTTGTGGTAAAGCAGCATTACAATTATCTATGTTGACAATGTAAGGCTCACCGGTTTCTGCTCTAGCATTAATTAGTTGCCACCATAAATCTCTAGCGTTGACAACCTTTACAGCTTCATTAGATTTAGGGTCAACCAATCTAAACTCTGCATCCTCTTCTACAGCTTTTAAAAATTCTTTGGTAACGTTGACAGCATTGTGAAGATTTAAACATTTACGATTGATATCTCCACCGGATTCTTTTCTCATGTTAATAAACTCTTCAATCTCAGGATGCCAAATATCCATGTAAGCTGCATAGCTACCACGTCTTGTTACACCTTGATTGAAGGCTAACATCTGAGAATCTACGACATGCATAAAGGGGATTGAACCAGTAGACTTACTACCGTGAGTAGTAGATACACCGTTAGACCTAACGTCTCCCCAATATCCACCAATACCTCCACCTGAACTTGCCAACCATATGTTCTCATCATAATGAGCTGATAAACCGATACGACTGTCAGGAACATAATTAAGGAAGCAGCTAATAGGAAGCCCACGACTTGTTCCCCCGTTACTAAGTATAGGAGTGCTAAACATGAACCAACACTTGGAACTGTATTCATAAAGTCGTTGAGCAAGTTCAAAATCTGTATGACCTTTGTAGGTTGCTCCGAAGACTGAGGCTCTTGCGAATGCTTCTTGGGCATGGGTTTCTTCTCCTGTAAAATATCTATCTCTTAATGTATCAAGACTAAACTTATCTAGTCTTTTCTCGTTATCATAATTAATCTTTATTCCTAAGTATTCCTTTGGTCCTACTTTGTCTTCAACCATTACGTGTTCTCCGTGTCGTGTACGTTAAGCATTATTATACCATAGTGTAGTATCTTTAGCAAGTCTTTTCTGTTCTTACCTTCTTTATTACCATACCTCTTTGCATACTTCATTATATTGCCCAAGCAAAAGCCCTCACCATGACCTGAATCAATGATAACATCGGTTGCTTGGTACTTATCACTTGCATAATGTTGACCATAAGTATTATTAATATACTTTGCAAGTTCTTGTAATAATTTTTCTTCATTAAATTTATAATTAATTTTTGCCACTCTTCCATTCCTCCGGTAATGTTTCTTCACTAAACCATCTAAAACCATTTGTCTCAGCCCATTCAGCATGAGTTCTTTTTGTGCCATCTTTTCTAACCTTTGCTCCCGGCATAGCCGAGTAAGGTTTTTGAAAAAAGAATACTAACTCATACTCTTCAACTTTTTCTTTGAATGTTTCTCGTATCCAAATATATTTACTGTACTCAGCATGATCCCAAAATCTACCTTTGGCTTCAAGTAAAATAGTTTTACCATCTATAACTCTTACAAAGTCAGGCTCATACTTATGTGGTATGACATATGGTATGACATCATGGTGATGTTTCCAATCACCTAAGAGGTCTTGATGAATGTCATACTCCCATAAACTGTCATACCCTTTTGGTACTCCAATCTTTTTTGGTCTTGGTTTTCTTGGTACTCTCTTAGGCATTTAAATCCTGCAATGTAACATTAGGATTTCTTTTTACCTGTTTGTAAAACCAACGTAAGCTATATGCACTCAATAAAAATTTATTGTTTGCAAAGATGTGAGTTTGTTCAGGAAGAAAATCTTTTAGATTATTTTTATTAATCTTAGATGTATCTTCTCCATCCGGAACCATTGTGCGTAACCACTCTATCAATAGTTCCTCTGCTCTACGTCTTAATTTTTTACTTCTGCTTCCACTCATTTGTAACCTCTATAACTTTTGGTGGGTTAGGTGTTTTAGTAAGATACCTTAACCCATTAGAATATTTAAATACTCGTAACCCTTGTCCTTCGTTAGAATCTTTATGACATTCAAACTTGTGTCTGCAATACATACACTCACGAGGGAGTTTCATGTTACCTGATTTACCATCAGCTTCAGGACTATAACATAACTCCGGTGGATTAGCTAACTTAATAGCTTTCTTAACTGCTGTAATCTTTTTCTTAATGTTTGGTTTATCAAAATCATCAGGTCTAAACAAAGCTAACTCACCTGACTCTTTGTTCATAGCAAGAAAGCCACCTTTGTTTGTACCCTCTGCTGCTTCGTAACCGGCAAGTTGTGCCATGTAACCAAACGTATCTTGTTCTGCAAGTGTTCCGTCTTTAAACTTCTTGAATGCAAAACCTGAAGCAGTTTTAATATCGACAACTTCACCATCAATCACACAATCCATGTGACCTTTGATTCCACTGACTGTTATTTCTTTTTGTTCGTTTGTAACTTTATGTCCTGATAGTTTTATCAGAAACAAAAGAATCTCCTCAAGCAAATGCCCGTAGAGAAACTTAATAAAAACATGAGGTGGGATAGACTCTGATTGTGTATCCTCTGTTCTCATATCAAACCACAATTGACGTGGCTTCCTACCTATGTTAGACATACGTAGCGTAGCGTTACCACGTGGTTTAGGATGTGACCAATCATAGAGAATCTGTTTCATAGACTCTCCAAACTGTTCAATAGTGTCTTCGTCTAGATCAATGTGCTGACCTTCTGATAGGACACTAATCTTATTATATATGTCAGACACCAATGTGTCAAGAGTTTTCTTTTTATTTGTCATGTTTTATGCTTTACAAATCTTAATTTTCTAGTATCGGGATTAAAACTTAGAATCTGTACACCTAAAGCTACTTGTTTTTTTGTTCTAGCTTTCTTAGGTTTCTTTCTTTGAATCGCTTCATCCCATGTATCACACTTAACATCAATTAAAAGTGTGTTACCTTTTTTGTCCATAGCTATCATATCTACCGGACCATTACCACCTGAGTTTTGAAATACTTCATAACCGTTATCCCATAACCAAGTGACAGCATAGTATTCCGCTAAATCACCTTTTCTTGTTGAACTAAAATTAGTGCGTTTCACTCCAATCTCTCCCTATCTTAAACTCTCCGTCTAGCGGACATCTAAGATTAAAATGATTACCGGCATCAATAATGCTTTGTACTGCAAGAGTACCAACCTTATTGGCTCTGCATTCTGCTACCTCTATCTGCCATTCATCATGGATGTTGGCAACAAATTTAAAAGGTGTCATACTTAACTCTAAACGATTGGCAAGTATAGATAATCCTTTCTTCATAACAATTGAACCAGCACCTTGTAGTAGTGTGTTCAATGCTGCATGATTGTTTCTTATGTATAGCTTTCTACCATCTAATCCTTTGAGATATTTTTTGTTTGCTGCTCTTTGAACTCTATCTCTAAGAGATTTAAATGAAGGCTTATTATCGAAGAAATGTTCTCTAGCTCTTTTTCCATCTGACGTATTTCCTCCAACCACTTTGCCAAGCTTTTCATCTCCTGCTCCGTACATGAGTGCATAGATGAATGTTTTTGCCTGATTTCTTGATTCAAGTTTTGCAGCTCTTTGATTAGCTGTGTGTATATCTCCATCGAGTATCTCCTTTATAAAGTCTTTATCATCCATATAGTGTGCTAACATTCTGATCTCAAGACCACTAGCATCAACACCAAGAAGGACATTGCCTTCATCAACAGTCCAACAAGCTCTGCATTCCTTACCATATGGACTACTAACTGAAGGTACTTGAGCCATGTTAGGCTTTCTGTGTGTCATTCTACCGGTAATTGTACCGTTAGGAATAACAAAACCATGTACACGACCATCCTCTTGTACTGCCTCTACCCAAGAATCAACTTGAGCAATACGCTTTTGTAATAATAAAAAATCAGCAATAAGTTTTGCTTCATGGATATGAGTAATCTCTGATAATGTTTTCTCATCGACAATCGGCTGACCTGTAGGTGTAAATCTTTCAGGCTTCCAACCAAAGTCAATTAGATATTCGCCAATTTGTTTACGACTACCAAGATTAAACTCTTGTAATGTTTGTCGCATGAATGGTGAGTAGTCTTCAGTATCTAAACATCTTTGATACTCATCATCAGTAAGACCACGCTTAGATAGATTACCGTCTTTCTTGATGTAAGGTGTAACCTGTTTAGTGTCAACCCACTTAGGTTTGAATGTGGTATGTACTTCATCTTCAATCTTTTGCATTCTCTCTCTGAGTTCTGCAAGAAGTATCTGTGCTGAATGCATATCAAACTTAAATCCATTAAGTTCTTGTCCCTTGATAATCTTTGCAACATCTTGCTCAAGATCAATAGATTCTTTTGAGAATCCTTTTGACTCCTTACGAAGTTCACTAAGTACAAGAGTATTTAATTGTACATCACGAACACAATAGTCTAACATTTCTGTTGAATAGTTTTGATAATCACTGAACTCAATCTTAGGATAACCTAACTTGTATCCCCAAGACTCAAGTGCATGACCACCATCACGTGTTGGATTAAACAATCTAGATAATACAAGAGTATCAATAACTTCTTTGTCAGATAGATCAACATCACTGAACTTATGCACCATAGGAATGTCAAACCCTATGATGTTATGTCCAATCAGTCTATCTGCTGTAGTTAGAAACTGATAGCCTTCTTCTAGTTTGTTTGGTGGAAACTTAAATATCTCTCCGGACTCAGGATTCTGTGCAACTATGCAATGTACCTTTGTCGCTTTGACATCATCGGTTTCTATATCAAATACTAAATCCATTAAAACTTCTCGTCTAAACTATCATCGCTTTCAAAGTCTGAGTTATCAACCTCGTGCAGCCTACCTGTTTCACCATCATACATAACACTACAAGCAAGACCTACATCGCCTGTATACCTAGACTTCAATACTCTCATCTTAGTTGTTCTAGCTTCATCAGGGTCATCGGATTGTTGATTACGTTCCAATGCAATCACACAATCAGATAACTGAGCAATACTATTTGAACCACGAAGATGTGAAAGACTTACCTCGACTCCGTTCTCGTGTCCTTTGTTACCATCTATACGTCTTAGATGAGACACAAGAATAAGACCTGCACCGGTCTCTTCAACAATGCTTCTTAGCCTTGTCATAATAGCATCAATAGCACGTCTCTCATCACCTTCGTACATCGCACTTACTAGCATGTGTAAGTGATCGACTACTACCCATTTACAATCGCAACCGATTATCATAAATCTTAGCTTAGTAAATATATCATCAATGTCATTGGTGCCAAAGTGAGCATGAACCCAAACTCTGTTCTTGTTATCTCCATCATAAAGAACATCGAAGAATTTATCCAACTCTTCTTTTGAGTATCGTTCTCTAACCTGATCAATGTATAATCTTGCATTAGCTTCGATTGAAAGTACACCATCAATGGTTCTCCTCCAATCTTCCTCTAGTGCAATGATACCTACATTGTCTTTGGTCTGTTTGATAAGCCAATGCTCTAGCTCTCTAGTCACACTAGACTTACCAAGTCCTGTACCTCCTGTTAAAGTTACAAGCTCACCTTGACGTAAACCATAAAGCTTTTTGTTCAATCCCTCATAAGGATAGGGAACACTTTCTTTCTTCTCTCTGTTGTGAAACTTATCACGTTGCTCAGAGATATTGATAACACCGGATGGTGTATACACTTTTGCAGACCACCATGATTCAACAAAGTCCTTGTGTTTGTTGGACCGAAGCATATCATTAGGGTCTTTCCAACCATTGGGAAGTGTGAGTATCCTAGCTTTTCCCGGCTTGAAAAGTCTAGCCACTTTGACAGAAGCATCTTTACCTGCCTTGTCATTATCAAAAGCAATGATAACATTTTCAAAGTCATCAAAGAACTCAAGACTCTCCTTGATATCTCTGACTGCACCTTGAGCACCACGCTTAATTGATACGACAGCCCACTTGCTCCCTAGCAATTCATAGGCTGCCATTGCATCACACTCCCCTTCAGTTATAGTGACATACTTACCACTCTTAAATAACTGTTGACCAAACAATCCTGTTTCATTATAAGTACCTTGTACAAAAAAGTCTTTAGTGACTGTGTTTCTGCATTTAGTAGCTGATAATTCGTGACCGTTGTAATAGGGGTACAAGTGTTTGATCACTTGACCCTTTAAATCCTGTACAGCTTTGACACCGTACTTCTGAGCAGTAGCTTTAGAGATACCTCTATCAGTTAATGCTATAAAATTACCTTCGTTCACACTATCAGGTTGTTTAGTTTCAATAGGTTTTGTTTCAACTGCCATATCTTTTCCTTCACATGCTTGTTCATAGTTAGGCATAAATGCTCCACAACTGAAGCACTTAGCCGAACCATCTTGATTAACACCAACAGCATCACTGCTGTCACAAAGAGGGCAAGGTTGGTGTACCTTATCCCAAGTTTGATCATCCATGTTAGCCCTCATTAATATTAACTGTCTTCAGTAACTTCAGCTTCTTCCGTTTCTGATTCTACAACTGCTTCATCACAACCCACAAGCAACTGCTCTAAGTTAGCTCGATGTGTTCTTGAAGCAAAGTCCAAAGCCTCAATCGTGACTTGCAAGTTTCCAACTTTCTGCACAATAACTGTAGCTTCTTGTTTCTTTTGCTCGTCACTAATGAGATTTATGTCGAAGTTAGTTGTAACTCCTTCATCATTCTTGATAGTAATAATCATATTAAAACTCCTCGTTATCTGAGTCAGCTTCTGCGTATTCTACCAAGTTGTCTACCTTGACAGCGATTAGTTCTGCAAAGCGACCATAATTATTTTTATATGGTTTAATCTTTACAGTTACTTCTGAACCATTACCAACACTAACATCTAATGGATTGCCATCAGTATCAAACAACTTAGGTGCTGTTCTAGCTGAACCATCGTTGTTGGTTGCTCTACTACTAAAAGTAAAAGCAGGTTCTTCATACTTTAACTCACCTGTTCTTGCTCTGACCTGAGTCAACCCTAAGTCTTCTAACTTAGTAGCAGTTTCAGCATCAGTAAGGACAGTTAAGCCATACTTGTGAGGCTCAAACCTCGTATTAGGCGATGTGATGTTAGCCCACATAGCCTTTCCTTTTACATACTCATACATATTATTTACCTCCATAGGTTGTATTAAGTTTGCACATTATAACACAATCAAGACTTATTTGCAAGTCTTTTTTGTCTTCTTTTTAAATTAATTTGATCTCTTGTAAATTGAATTGCATCTTGTAGATTATCCCACAACTCATTCTTAGCCATCTGCATTTCTTCTCGTTTGAGTTTAGTGATAATTTTAAGATTAGATTTTTTAGGAATCCAAGTATTCCAATATTGTTTTTCTTGGCAATCGTCTGCCCAATCCCATTGGATATCTTGATTTAATATATCTGATTTGAAATAATTCATTTGCCCTCCGATGTGTAATCCGGTTTTGGTGGCACAAGACCGGCAACTTGCCCAACAGATGTTGGATACTATGAGTTAAAGGAAGTATTTGTGAGGGCTATCCCACAGTATACCTAGTCTACTCTTATAGCATTGAGAATCTCTTCCCAATGAATAACAGAGTTATCGTCAAGAGTTACCTTGAAAGTTTCATCAAGTTTCTCGACCATATGCCCTACATTATTTCCATGTTCGTACATATAATCTGCAAACCTACGGTACTCATCACGAGTTAATTCTGCTGTCCAATATTCCTCTCTCATTGCTAAGTAATTCATAAGTTTGTATTATACCACAAAAAGTTTATAAAGTAAAGTATTATTTTAAATAAGTTTGTAATGCATTTAACATATCAGAATAGTGTGCAACCTTTTCAAGTTCTTTTTCAAGTGATTCAACTACATCTGAATGCTCACCGATGCCAACAGAGTTGGACATCATTACCTCTGCATTTGCTACATGCTTTTCTACCTGTCCTCGCAAGTATTCTTTTGTAGCTTGATAGATTTTATCTCTTAGTATTTTCACGCAACCTCCTCGTGTTGTGTATGCCACCAACTAGGCTTATTACGACCTCGTTCCCATTTGGCATAGTGTTTTTCGTTAATGCAGTAGTTACGATAAGCAACAATAGGGTCCTCATCTTTGTACTCCTCCGGCATCGCCTGTGCTAGTGGTGTCATTGCACCTTTGAAAATATTTTTAGGCATAGTAAACAATGGCTTCCAAAGTTTCTCAACACTCGCATGTCTTTTACCATACCTATGTGTATACTCTGCACCAAGAGCTATGAAGTGTGAATACAACCACCAATAGTTGGCACTTGATTCTCTAGCCCATATGGTACAGGGATGATTGATGTATGCTTCTTTGTACAATCCTTCTTGATCTGCATACTCATCACCATCTAAAATCCTATGTGCTGTACATAACATTTGTGCTGTTTCCAATGGCATCTTCACTAGCATTTTATCAGGTTGTGCTTGTGCAGATAGCGTTGGACTTTTGTAAAAATAAAATATATTCATTTGCCTTGCCCTCGATATTTTTTTAGATTGGCTTTTTTATTTTTGTTCATGGTAGCAGTGCCAATGTTCCTTCTACCTT